GAGCTCTATTCTTTTATACAAAGATTACAATTGCCGTTTCCTATTCGCGATTATCAGTTTGATGCTGTGTCAACCGGTGTACATCGAAAACGCTCGATTTTATTATCACCTACTGGTTCGGGTAAGTCGCTTATCATATACGCGCTTATGCGATGGTATCTCCACTACCACGATAAGAGTGCTCTTATTATTGTGCCAACCACATCATTGGTTGAACAATTAACAAATGACTTTAAAGAATACGGTATGGATGCAGAAAACTTGGTCCATAAAATTTATTCTGGTAAAGATAAAATAACGAATAAAAGAATTATAATTAGTACATGGCAATCGATATACAAACTGCCTCGACAATGGTTTGCTAAATTTGGTGTAATATTTGGCGATGAGTGTCATGGATTTAAATCAAAGTCTTTAATGTCTATTATGAATAAGGCTACGGAAGCGGAGTATAGATATGGTACAACAGGAACACTCGATGGAAGTCAAACACATGAGCTGGCACTTCAAGGTCTCTTCGGATCAATATATCGCGTTACCTCAACAAAATCATTACAAGATAACGACACATTGGCAAAGCTCGCAATTAAAAGAGTTGTCCTCAACTATTCAGAAGAAGAACGTAGATCAAAAACCGGACTGGCCTATATGGACGAAATTTCTTACTTAGTAGGAAACACATCTAGAAATAGATTTATTACTAATTTAGCTGCAAGCTTAAATGGTAATACACTAGTATTATTTCAAAGAGTAGAACAACATGGTAAGGTACTTTTTGATTTAATAGATAGAAAGGTAGAAGAAAATCGTAAAGTATTTTTTGTTGCTGGTGAAACAGACACTACTGATAGAGAAGCTATAAGAGGAATCGTTGAAAAACAAAAAGATTCAATTACAGTTGCTTCACTCGGTACATTCTCAACAGGGATAAATATTAGGAACCTACATAATATCATATTCGCTTCGCCGAGTAAATCACAAATCAGAGTGTTGCAAAGTATTGGTAGAGGTTTAAGAAAAAGCGACGATGGTAGAGTTACAGAACTCTATGATATATCAGATGATTTAAGCTGGAAGACTAAAAAGAATTATTCATTATTACATTCCTTTGAAAGGTTGAAGATGTACCAAAAAGAAGAGTTTCAGTATCAAACAATTAAGGTGGAGATTAAGTAATGTCTGCAGAGTTTAGACAATTCAAGTTAACTAATCAAGATGAAATTATTGCTGAAGTAATAGATCATGGCGATGATAACTCACCTGATATTATTGTACGCAAAGTTATGAAAATAATTGTGGTTGATGACTACGAAGAAAACGTTAGGTTCTATACGTTTAAACCATGGTTATCATTTCAAGATGATATCGAAGAATTAAGCGCATTAAATTCTGTACATGTTGTTGGTGAGGCTACTCCTTCTAAAACAGTTATGTTACATTATGTTAAATCACTATCAGAAGTTGACAAATATAATAAGCTAAAACAAGCTGGTATGGATATGAACGAAATCGCTGATACTATTAAAGATATGACGGATCAAGAAATGGACGATTTTTTAGATCTAAAATTTGGTCAAGATAATAATCTTATAGATTCAAGTGATCCCAAGATTATTAAATTTAGACCAAGAAACAAAGGCGATGGCACGTTGCACTAGATATCCCTCTCCCTCAATAGATAATATATTATACCATAGAAAGTGCAAGTTGTACACCGTTAATTTTTATTCTAAGTGTAAGGTTTTACTGTATACATTCTAGTGAAAATTTGATATAATAATACTTATAAAATGAAAGGATGTAAAATGGCCAGACAAAAACGGGCTAGCATTCATTATGTAAATAATGCCGAGTTTTCTCAAGCAGTTGTAGATTATGTTATGACTGTGCAAGAAGCTAAAAAAGAATTTCAAGTTCTACCTATCGTACCTGATTATATTGCTCAGTGTTTCTTACGAATCGCTGAAGGTTTGTCTCACAAATCTAACTTTATTCGCTATACATATCGCGAAGAAATGGTAATGGATGGAGTTGAGAATTGTTTAAAGGCAATTGAAAATTACAATATTGAAGCTGCCACAAGAACAGGTAAGCCAAATGCATTTGCGTATTTTACTCAGATAGTTTGGTATGCTTTCCTTCGAAGGATTGCAAAAGAAAAGAAACAACAAGACATCAAGTTAAAATATCTTACTAAGTCAGGTATCGAAAACTTTGTATCAAATGAACACGGTGATGAAATGTCGGTACAGGTTATGGATGCCTTTGTAGATACATTAAGATCTCGTATTGAAAAAGTTCGGCATGTTGATGCAGAAGTAAAAGAGCTAGTTGTAGAAGAAAAAAAGAAAAGAAAAGTTTCGCTTGCTGATTCAAACTTATCGGAGTTTTTGCAGTGAAGATCGCAGTATTAAATGATACTCATTGTGGCATCCGCAATTCATCAGAAATATTTTTGAATAACGCAGCTAGCTTTTATTCAGATATCTTTTTTCCTTATTGCCAAGAACATAACATCGAACAGATTATACACTTAGGTGATTTTTATGATCAGCGAAAGTTTGTAAACTTTAAAGCTCTTAATCATAATCGTAAACATTTCTTGGATCCTCTACGTAAGTATGGGATGAAGATGGATATTATCCCTGGCAACCACGACACGTATTTCAAAAATACTAATGATCTTAATTCTCTAAAAGAATGCCTTGGTCATTACATGAATGAAATCCATATCATTATGGAACCTACTGTCTTAGAATATGGATCATTGAAGATAGCAATGTTACCATGGATTAATAATGAAAACTATCAAGAGTCTATGAAGTTCATAACTAATTGCGAAGCTGATTGGCTTGGTGGTCATTTAGAACTAAATGGATTTGAAATGATGCGAGGTGTTAAGAACTCACACGGCATGGATCATAAAACATTTTCTCGATTTGAAATGGTTTTAACTGGACATTATCATGTAGCTTCTTACCAAGATAATATTTGGTACCTAGGTAGTCAATTAGAATTTTTCTGGTCTGATGCTCATGATCCTAAGTATTTTCATATCATTGATACTGAAACTCGTGAAATAGAAAAAATATTAAATCCATACACTTTATTTCATAAAGTCCTTTACAATGACAGCGAAATGGATTATAATAACTATAATGTATCAGATCTTGATGGAAAATTTGTCAAGGTCGTAGTTATTAATAAAACTGATTCATTTGTGTTTGATAGATTTATAGATCGTATACAGAATCAAGATATTCATGAACTTAAGATTGCTGAAAACTTCAGTGAGTTTGTTGGTGAAAATGTTGGCATAGATGATAATATCAATTTTGATGATACACAAGAAATTGTTGATACATATATCGATGCTGTGGATACTGATTTAGATAAAGATAGAATCAAAATTCAAATGCGTGAACTTATGACAGAAGCACAGGCACTAGAGATTGCATGATTATTTTTAAGACTATAAAGTACAAAAACTTTTTATCATCCGGAAATACATTTACAGAAATAGATTTAGATAACGATAAAACAACTCTTGTAGTAGGTCACAATGGTGCTGGTAAATCTACAATGCTTGATGCGTTATCATTTGGTTTATTTGGTAAAGCACACCGTAATATTAAAAAAGACCAGCTTATTAACTCAATCAATAACAAAGGCTGTTTAGTCGAGGTTGAGTTTCATGTAGGTGGTAACCAATATAAAATATGCAGAGGAATTAAACCTAACGTATTTGAAATTTGGAAGAATAGCACGATGATTAACCAATCATCACATGCTAAAGAGTACCAGAAGATCCTTGAACAAAACATTTTGAAGCTGAATCATAAAACCTTTCATCAGGTTGTTGTATTGGGTAGCTCCTCATTTATCCCATTTATGCAACTGCCGGCAGGTATCAGGCGAGAAGTTATCGAGGATCTTCTGGATATTAATGTTTTCTCTAAAATGAATATTATACTAAGAGAAAAGAATGCAGCACTTAAAGAAAATATTAAAGATGTTAATTACCAGATTGACATTGTAAAAAACAAAATTGAAACACAAACAAAATACATTCGCGATATTACAGCTCTTACAAATGAAAGTAGGAACCAATATGAATCTAAGATACATGCATCGCAGAATCTCATCGATGAATTACAAGCTAAGAATAGTGAGCTTAGCATCGGACTCGATGAATCTGTATCTGCATCCGAAGAGCGGCTACGATCTCTACAAGATAGGAAGCAGGACTTACTCCTCCGAAGTCAAGATAGGCAAACGCGTCTCAGCCACGTCAGCAAGCGGATCAGCTTTTTCAAAGAGAATGA